CAAGGAAACCAAGGTCTACAGGGCAACCAAGGACGCCAAGGTAATCAAGGCAACCAAGGAAACCAAGGTAGAAGTAACCAAGGCGTTCAGGGTAACCAAGGTACACAAGCAACTCAAGGTACACAAGGCCGCCAAGGTACTCAAGGTACACAAGCAACTCAAGGTACTCAAGGTGCTCAAGGTACACAAGGCCGCCAAGGTACTCAAGGACGCCAAGGTACTCAAGGTACACAAGCAACTCAAGGTAACCAAGGTGCTGCTAATGCCTTAACTGTAAATGATAACGATCTTACTTATGTAATTACTGGTTCTAATCTGGTAAATACTCTTAACGCAGAATCTGGTTTAACATATGATGGAACTAAGTTAACTGTAACTGGAGATATTTTGCCTGATGCAAATAATACAAGAGATCTTGGTTCAAACACTGTTCGTTGGGCAAACATTTATACAAATGATATCAATCTTAGCAATGAGGGTTCTGCAAATGACGTTGATGGAACGTGGGGTGAATACACTATTCAAGAAGGAGAGAATGATTTGTTCATAATAAATAGAAGAAATGGCAAACGATATAAATTTGCTTTAGAGGAGGTCAAATAATGGCACTTCAAGGGTACGCAAATCTAGGTGTTAGTGCTGTTTTAGAAAGAATACAAGTTACTAGTTCTACTGGTGCTGCTTGGAATGGTGGATCTTTAAAATGTACTGTAGAAGTATAACTCATAGATTTTATTTTGGCAAGCTTGACATTGATACTGACATCAAAGTATAATCGCTTTGTCAGGTTTGATCGGGACTAATTTAAGACCTTTAAAAATCTTATAGATACTTTGTTATTATTGAAATAATATGAACAGACCACTACATGTAGCATCGAATAGTATGAGTTTTGTAAAGCAATGTATAGAAAGTGGTGGAAGTATCCATCCATTAGTAACAGATTCATCAATACTTAAAGGTCCAGCATTAACAAATCCTTCTATTTACTTAGATGGAGATAGATTATTAGTTAATTTAAGAAACATTAATTATACTTTATATCACTCCGAAAAAAAGAAATACGAACATCCTTGGGGACCACTTGTTTATATTCATCCCGAGAATGATTGGAAACTTCGCACAAAGAATATTTTGTGTGAATATGATTCTGATATGAATCCAGTATGGCAGAGACATATTGACACTTCTAAACATCCTGATAAAGAACTTTGGGATTTTGTAGGTCTTGAAGACTCTAGAATTTTCCGTTGGGATGGAAGACTTTTTATGTGTGGTGTCAGAAGAGATCTAGACACTATTGGTACTGGTAGAATGGAACTATCAGAGATTGAGATTGGTCCTGATTATGTGAAAGAGATTGCTCAATATCGTATTCCTACACCAGGTAATAGGGAATCTTATTGTGAAAAAAACTGGATGCCTATTGTTGATATGCCATGGCATTTTCTTAAGTGGACTAATGGTACAGAAGTTGTAAGATATGATATTGAAACCAATACAACTGAGACAGTAGTTATTACTGATTGGAAAGATATTGGTTGTATTGATCTAAGAGGAGGATCTCAGGTTCTTCCTTTTGGTGACGGTAAACATATTACACTTTGCCATGAAACATACTTAACCAAAAGTGAACAAGATCGTAAAGATGGTATCTATAGACATAGATTTATTGTTTGGGATAAGAACTGGCAGATTGAAACAGTGTCTAAACAGTTTTCTTTTATGGAAGCAGAGATTGAGTTTGCTGTTGGTATGTGTGAATATGGTGATGATTATTTGATTACATTTGGATTCCAAGATAACGCTGCTTATCTTTTAAGAATGAATATTGATTATGTCAAAAAGTTTATCTATGGTGAAACGTGATTCTAACATTTAACAATATTACTACAAAATATGATATGAATATTAATGGAGTTATTCATGTAGGAGCTCATCATGGAGAAGAGATTCCTTTATATATCAATAACGGGATTAAAAATATTGTCTTGTTTGAACCAGTAGAAAGAAACTTTGATATTGTTGCTAAACATGCAGCAAACTACGATGCAAATATTTTAGGATATCAAGTTGCTTTAGGTAGTGAACGTAAAACAGTTGATATGTATTTAAGCAGTAATATGTGTGAGAGTAGTTCTATCCTCAAACCTAAAGAACATCTCAATTTATATCCAGACATTACATTTAATGAAACTGAAACTATTGAAGTAAAGTTATTAGATGATTATAACTTTACAAAGTATAACTTTTTAAATATGGATGTACAGGGATATGAACTTGAGGTTCTAAAAGGTGCTAAAAACACTTTAAATCATATTGATTATGTTTACTGTGAAGTTAATCGTGCAGAGATATATGAGAACAACGCATATATAGAAGACATCGATAAGTTTTTGTCACAGTATTCATTTGAAAGAACTGAAACTAACTGGTGGCAAGATCATGATTGGGGTGATGCCCTTTATATAAAACAGGAGAAATGATTACAATGGCAACAACTACAGTAGATATTAATCTAGAAACCCTTTACAAGTATCATGATTATTGGAAAGAATCTCATGTATGGCTTAGAGATTTTATTAATGAAAGGTCGGACGAAATTAAGACAGGAGTAGAAATTGGAGTTGCTTTCGGATCTAATATGAAAATGCTATTAGATGAAACATCTTTAACTAAACTCTGGGGTGTAGATACTTATTCTGAAGCAACATGGAATGTTGGTGATCTTCTGAATGTTCATGAAGAGTTTGGATCTTTTGAAGGTTTATATCAACATATCCTTGCAATGCTGAAACCATACGGAACTAGAGCAAAAATTGTTCGTATGACATCTGAAGCAGGATCAAAGAAGTTTAAGAATGAAAGTCTAGATTTTGTTTTTATTGATGGCGATCATTTTGATCTTGAGAATGATCTAAAGTACTGGGAAAGAAAGGTTCGTGATGGTGGATACATCATGGGTCATGATTGGAATCATCCTTCATTTGGAAATATTACTTCCTTCCTAAGAAATCATTATGATGAAGATCAACTTGTTGGTGTTGATGGTCCAGTCCACATTTGGTATGTAAAGAAAGGAGCATTTATGTGATATGAGTATTGATTATCGTAAGTGTATTGAAACAGTTCCATATCTTCCACCTAATCCGATTGTATTTGATGTTGGGTGTAACATCAATAAAATTGTAGAAGAAGATAATGCGGTATGGATTGAAAACTGGAATGATGATTTTACTTTATTATTTCTAGATAGATTTCAAGACGCTAAATGCTATGCTGTAGAACCTTTGCATTGGCAAGAGTTTGAAAATAGATGGGGAGATGATGAAAGAGTTGAGTTAATAAAACTTGCTCTTTCAGATAAAAATGGACAAGAGTTTATTTTCTATCCAGGAGATCGTCACGTCTTATCAAGTTTTTATATGCAAGATGATTTTTTGGGAGAACCATTACATACTGAAAAAGTAGAATGCAAAACCCTTGACACTTTATGTAAAGAACTATCTTTAGATCATATTGATTATTTAAAAATAGATGCTGAAGGTGCTGAGTTAAAAATCATTCAAGGAGCTAAAAATCTTTTGATGAGACATAATATCAAGTACGTTCAGTTTGAGTATGGACTTCCAGATGAAAACATTCCCTCTGCACATGAAGTTTCAAGATCGTTAAAATATTGTGGTTACGAAGAAGTTTTAACTTCTGGTAGAGAACAACTGTGGACACATAGAGAGTATTATGATTTATAACCCATCTCCTACTTGCCAGATACCTGATCTTGATCAGATCTATCTAAAATATTTTGGATCAAAAAAAGGAACTTTTGTAGAAGTTGGTGCTTTTGATGGTGAATCTGTATCTAATACTTCTTGTCTTGCTGATGCTGGATGGAAAGGATTTTATATTGAACCAGTAAAAGAGCACTTTGAACAATGTGTTAATAGGCATAAAAATAATAAAAAGATTGAAGTATCTAACTATGCTATTGGAACAGAAGTAGGATATAAACCAGTTTATTGTTCTGGAATAGTGTCAACTTTAGATAAAGAACAGGCTGACATTGTTTCTTCAATGCATCTATTTGGTTATCCTCAGTTTACAGAATCAGAATGTAAACAAGTTAGGTTAGATAGTTATATGCAAATGGCAGATGTTCCTAAAAACTTTGAGTTGTTAGTTGTTGATGTTGAGGGAAGAGAGGAGGATGTTTTTAAATCTTTTAGACTTGATTTGTGGAAACCAAAGATGATGATCATTGAACTTGTTGATGATCATTCTTATTTCCAAGAGAATGTAAAACTAATAACATCATGTCGAAAGTTGAGAGAATATATAAACACTGTGGGATATACTTCAGTATATCGTGATCATATAAACACAATCTTTGTTTCAAATGACAATATCATTAGCAATACCAACCTATAATAGTTCTCAATATCTTTGGGATTGTATTGGACCTGCCATTGATAGCGATATTATATCTGAGATTGTTATCCATGATGACAGATCTTCTGATGCAGAATATTTTAATCTTATTGAAACGATTTCAAAAATCGATACTAATAAGATAAAGTTATATCGTGGTTCTAAAAATGAAAAAGCATATATTAACAAATATCTTGCCGTATCAAAATGTAAAAATGATTGGGTTTATCTTATAGATAGCGATAACTGGTTTGATAAATCAATATTAGATGTTATAAAAAATATAGATTTTTCAAAAGAAGATACTTGTTATCATATAAAAGAACTTCATATGACTGATGGAAATATTGTTAAGTTTGATTATAAAAATAACTTTATAGATCTTTCAGTAGCAAAGAAAAATATCCAAGAAGGTACTAACTATATTAACTGGTTATTAAATACTGGTAACTTTATTGTAAATAAAAATAGTTATATTGATTCTCAACAGAGTGCTGTTCAAAGTTTAAGGAGAGGTGGTAAGAAGTTTAAAGATCCAAAAGGTGCTGATGTTTTATTGTTTTCTTATTGTTGGTTGAGATATAAAAATACATTTACTATTCTAGATGGATTCTATCATCACCATAGAATAAGACCAGGAAACTATTTTGTTCAAGAGTTGGATTATAATATGCAACTAACTAGAGAATATATGAATAAGATATTAGAACTATGATTACATTTCCACATATAGGATTTATTGGAAGACTTGGAAATCAAATGTTCCAATATGCTGCCTTGGTAGGCATAGCGGATAACTATGGTTTGGATTATGCTTTAGCAAGAAAAAAACTACAGCTCTATGAATGCTTTAATATTGACACAAAAATAGTTTCATTTTATAATAATGAGTTTCATTGTCCAAATAAACTAGATTCTAGTGTTGTAGTTGATGGGCATGTTATTTACATTCCTTCAGAAGAAGAGAATGCGAAGTTCTTATCAACACATTTTGACCAAGAGTTTTTAAATACTAATCACGACAATAAAAGTATCTTAGGTTTCTTTCAAAATCATAAGTATTTTTCTCATGTGGAAGATAAACTAAGAAAGAAGTTTGTATTTAGAAAACAGTATTCTGATATATCAGAACAGTATTTTTCTCAGATATTTTCTAATACAGAAGTAATCTCACTGCATATAAGGAGAACTGACTACGTTAACTCACATATCCTCAATAGTTTGGATATAAATTATTATGAGAAAGCATTAAGTTTTTTCGATAAATCTTTACCCGTTCTAGTATTTTCTGATGATACTGAGTGGTGCGAAGAACAAAAAATATTCCAAGACAATAGGTTTATTATAATAAAAACTAATAATACTTATGTTGATATGTGCTTAATGTCTAAGTGTGATTATCATATTATTGCCAACAGTTCTTTTAGTTGGTGGGGTTCTTGGTTAGCAAAAAGTAAAAAAACTATTTCACCTAAGCAGTGGTTTTTACCATACTGCGACTACATCGATTCTGATGGATTAAGATTACCACATTGGATTTCAATATGAATGTTTCATTAATTTGTGCATGTAAAAATCGTTATAATGCACTGAGAGTTTCTTTAAACTCTTGGTTATCTTTTGTTGAAATCAAAGAGATTATTGTGGTTGATTGGAGTTCCGATGAACCAATCAGTCATCTTACAAAACTAGACAAAAGAATAAAAGTTATACGAGTTAATGATGAAAAGTATTTCAATCAACCTCAACCATTAAATCTTGCTGCTAGTATTGCTACTGGAGATTATATTCTTAAAGTAGATACTGATTATATTATTAATCCTTACTTTGATTTTTTTGAGTTTTATAAACTTGATGAAAAATCTTTTTTGTGTGGGCAAGATGATTATGAATGTAAACATGAGTATTGGGATGAAAATCTAAAAGGGTATGCGGTCAACTTTCATGGCATGAATGCTGGAGAGATGATGAAATATTCTCATACTTATAGTCCTTTGTTTAAATATTTGACTGGACTATGTTTTGTGAGTAGAGAAAACTTTTGGAAAGTCGGTGGATATGATGAACGCATGGGCAAGTATTATGCCTATGAAGATGATCAAATGACTAAAAGACTCACTATGATGGGTCTAGAGTGCAAAAAACTAACTCAAAACTATAATATTATCCACTTACCACACCCAGATAAGAAGAGATACGAAAACTTTGAGGGGTATGGTGAAGAATCTGATGATAATAATATTGAAAATGTAAAACGAAGGATTGCTAATCCTAATACAAGTGAGTCTGACCGTTGGAATCTTGAATATCTTCTAGCAAAAATGAATGTAGAGGAAAATGAGAAAAGATTTTCTGACTTAAATCACTATTATATTGATAGGATATATAAATGGGATGTGATGAACATTGATGACCAAAACTATGTTGCTACTAGAAAAGAAAAAATGAAAAAGTTATCAGAACTCAGTAGTGTTTCTTATGTTAGTTTAGAAGAAAGTGTAGAACGACGTAAAAAACTTGATGAATCTCTTAAAGCCCATGGAGTTACAAACATCAGACCATTGATCTCAAAAAGATTTGCAGAGTGTGATGACTTAGTTACGGGTGAGTATGTTCGCACATTAAATGATGGTACAAAGGGGTGTTGTGTTTCTCATTTAAAATCTATTTTAAAGTGGTATTATGAAACTGAGGAAGAGTATGGTTTCTTTTGTGAAGATGATCTAAGTCTTGATACTGTTGATTACTGGAACTTTACTTGGAAACAGTTTGTTGATGCACTTCCAGAAGATTGGGGATGTGTTCAAATGCTTCCTATTCGTGGTGACTTTGAAGATATTAAAATCCGAGATAGATACTGGGATGATTGGTCAGTTACTGCATATATTATTAAAAGAGACTATGCAAAATACATTATAGATACTTATATCGTTGACGGCACATATCATCTTGAACTAGATAATGGAGTTCAACCACTTATTGAAAATATTCTTTATACTAATGCTGGAAAAGTTTATACTATTCCAATGTTTGTAGAGGATGTTCGCTTTACTTCTACTTTTGAAGGTGGAGATGGAGATGTAAAAGATGGTCAGAAACGTAATCACTATTATACTTACGACTATGTTATAAACTGGTGGAAAGATAATGGTTCTAACAGAACAGTTGAGGAACTTATGGGAAAATCATTTGAAGTTAAAGAACAACAAATAGAAGAGATTAGAAAAGAAATAGAAGAAGAGATGAGAGTTGCTTCTGAGTTTGTTGTAAATGAGAAAGATCTTCTTTTAACAGATGTTTCCAATGCAAATCTAAATGATTTACTTTTAGAGTATGCATTGGACACCGAGAATCCAGTGAAAAACTTTAACATTGGCATGTGGTATGAGCATTACCGACATAATGCTCCAGCATTATCATTCTTCTTGAGATGTGCTGAGCGAACAGATAATCTTGACCTTGCTTATGAGGCACTGATCCATGCTTCCAATGCTTATGACAGACAAGGAACGAGGGATCAAACAGCAAAAGGACTTCTTCAACAAGCACTTTGTATTCATCCTAAAAGACCAGAAGCATACTATTTGTTAGCTAAGTTCTCTGAAAAGCGTCAGTGGTGGCAAGATTGTTATATCTTTGCTCATTGGGCAATTGAGTTTTGTGACTTTGATTGTGAACCATTGAAGACTGATGTTGAATATCCTGGTAAGTATGGTCTTCTCTTTCAGAAGCAACTTGCTGCATGGTGGTGGGGTAAAGGAGATGAATCCAGATCCCTTCTTCAAGACATGAAGAATAACTATGAGATGGATGATCGCCATTATGATATGGTTGGTAATAATCTAATGAGAATGGGATCAGGACATATTCCAGAAGAGGTTATTAAATATCAGAAGAGAAAGCATGATAGATTGAAGTTTAAGTTCCCTGGATCAGAAATGATTGAAAAAAATTATTCGCAAGCATTCCAGGACATGTTTATTCTTGCTGCAACTCAAGGTAAAACGAATGGACTTTATCTTGAAATAGGTGCTCAGCAACCTTTCTATCAAAATAATACTGCTCTTCTTGAGACTAAATATGAATGGGATGGTATTTCTATTGAGATTCTTCCTGATTTGTGTGCTCAATTTTCGAGGGAGCGCAAAAATCAGATCATTTGCAAAGATGCAACAACTATCGATTATTTGAAGTTGCTTAATAACTTTGATAAAGGAACTGATTTTGATTATCTTCAACTAGATGTTGAACCATCTAAGACTACTTTTGAATGCTTGTTAGCAATGCCATTCGAGAAGTATAGGTTTGGCATCATTACATATGAACATGATCATTATGTTGATATGACAGGATCTTATCGTGATAAGTCTAGGAAATATCTTAAGTTAATGGGATATGAAATGTTAGTTGCTAATGTTTCTCCAAACGATAACAGTCCTTTTGAGGATTGGTGGTATCATCCTGATCTTATTAATCCAGAAGTAGTTAATAAGATGAAGTCCGTATCAAATGAAACTGTTAATGTTGTTAAATATATGTTTACCGATTAAAAACTTGTATGTACAAATACCAAATAAGCAGAGTTCTTGAGGTATTTGATGGATCTTCATTTGAAGCAGTTATAGATTTGGGTATGGGAGTCTATCTCAAGAAAGTTATATATTTGTCTGGAATAGATTCTCCAGACCCAAAGTCTACTGACCGAGAGACAAAGTTTTATGCATATAATGCTACGAATAAACTTCGTCATTACATAAAAGATGATTTAGTTGGAACACTATATGTGGAGGTCATTGATTATCATGATGACTATGTGTGGGGTGATATCTACACAGAACAGTTTGATCATTCGATAAATAAACAAATGTATTTAATGGGATATGTTTGGGACAATGGAATCGATTTATCTAAGGAAGAACTTCCAAAAATAAGAGAACTTTTTGTTCTCAGTACACCACCTAAAAAGTATACGGGACTATTATGAGAGACTTACATCCACTTATTCAAGGACTAGCAGATTCTATTCTGGATAGTTGGCAAGAAAACTTCGATCTTCGAGAAGTAGAGATTGCTGATGAGTTTAAACTCATTGAGATGTCTTCTGGGGATGAAGAAGAAGTTTATGTTGAAAACTATGTATGGGAGACTGAAAAGTTTAGAAAGATTCATTTAGAAGTCGCTCAAATGAAATCTGGTCTTGACATTCTCCACATCAATATGTACCCAAGATATCAATATGATATCCCTATCTATGGTGCAGATATTGTTGCGTCAGAAAAAGCAGTTGGTGCAGCAATCGTAGACATTAGCTCTATCAAACCAGATAGGTCTTTGCCACAACAATATGAAATCTTAAACATCCTCGATACAGAGTTTGAAAAAGATAAAAAGATGCCTGATTGGGGAGATGTATTTTCTGAGTATTGTGTTTTTGTAAGTCCATCCGAAGATGAATATCAAAAGTTTATCAATACTGCGTTTACATATTTAAACTATCATTGTGCTATTGCATATAACACCAAACCTATTTCAGAAAATATTAGAGAGAACTACGAAGGTCATAAGTATTACTGTGATAAGCAAAGGCAAAATACCAAGACCAGAGCTGTATTGAGAAGTATCTTTGGCGAAGAGTTTGCCGATAAATACATCAAAGAAATGTTGTTTGATTACCCAGAGATCTAATGACTGAAGAACCAAGACGCACCGAAGTAATCCACAGTATTAAATATGCTGAGGATGAATATCCAGAACAAGAGGATCAAGAAGTTTCTCCTAAACTAGAAGGTATTGATCTTGATAATACTCAAGAGATTGCTGACTACTACATGACAAAAAGTGGAGTTTTAGATCCAGATGAACTTGATGTTGAGAAAAAAGAAAAAGAACTTAGAGAAGATATTAAACAAGTTGTAGAAAACAAAGAAGACCTCATTGAGTATCTAACAAATCTACACGCTTCTATTGAAGTTATGGAAGAAAGAATCTATGAGTTGGAACTTAAATCTGAAAAGAAAGAGAAAGCAAACTTGCCGATGAGACCACCTACTTCAGGAGGATCTGCTCTTAAAGGACTCAGCAACCTTCCTTTTGGGATCCTGTGAGGGGGCTTGACAAGTTTTAAAACATCAAGTATTATAAATAAACATTCATGGAGCACTTGCTTCATGAACTGTAGCAAACGAAGGCAAGTCGAGTCTTCTGTCATCTGTAGGTATACAACTCTACAAGTAAAAATAGGTAATTAAAATGATTAAATCCGCTTTCGCAGCCCTTGCTGCTGCTCCCCTTTTCGCTGGCGCTGCTATGGCAGGTCCTTACGTTAACGTCGAAACCAATGCTGGTTGGACTGGCTCGAACTACAATGGCGCTGCTACTGACCTCCATATTGGTTACGAAGATTACCTTGGTGAGCGTGCTTCTTACTTCGTTCAAGGTGGTGCTACCCTAGTGACTCCTGATGGTGGTGATGCTGACACCGTTCCTTCTGGTAAGGCGGGTCTTGGTTTCGCTGCTACCGAGCAACTCGGTTTCTATGGTGAAGTCTCCTTCGTCGGTTCTGGCGACAGCGACATCGACCGTGGATACGGTGCTAAGGCAGGTGTGAAGTACAGCTTCTGATCTCTCAATCGTTAACTAATCCTTAACGACAAACAACTAGACCCCTGCTAAACTGTAGGGGTCTTTTCTCTGCCAAAGCAAAGGCAGAGTTCATCAATCTGTCCGACAAGACTGATTGGAAAGTCGAAGTCAGCACCAAGTACAAGTTCTGATCATGAACCTTCGTAAGAATCTACTCTGCTGTGTAAGCAGTCCAGTTTGTCATTTGGTATTGGTAACTGTTGGGACTCTTTGTGTTATTCAATTAATCCACACACATGCTCACTATACTATGGAGCTTGACACTGATTCTTATGTAGGGAACTTTTGCCGTAAGAATCCTGACATTTGTGAATCTTATATTAGAGATTAGGGACATTCATTAAAGAGGGGCTTGACGCCCCTCTTTTCTTACTATATACTATGTAAAGATTTATAACAAAACGTATCATGACTGTTACAACTAACGAGCACGGTCAACAAAACATGTGGGCTGTCGAACCTCAAATGGTTGTTGAGGACTACAATAAGAAGGGTCTTCTTTCTCCCTGGCAACAGAAGGAGATGTACAATGGTCGCTGGGCAATGATGGGTCTCATCATGGGATTCGTTGCTTATGCCATTAACGGCAAGTTCTTCTTTGGTATCTTCTGAGACTTGACAATGACCGAACTTTTCTTTACAATCATTAGTATAGCATTCTTCGTAATGCTTGCTAAATCTATCGAAAAACTTTCAGAAACATACTAATGGCATTTACTATCACTCTTCGTTTACCAGACGGCACTGAAAATATTATTCAATGTGAGGATGATCAATACATCCTTGATGCTGCTGAAGATGCAGATGTTGAAATGAACTATTCATGCCGTGCAGGTGCCTGCTCTTCTTGTGCAGGTAAGATTGTAAGCGGTACTGTTGATCAAGGAGACCAGTCTTTTCTAGATGATGAACAGATTGAATCCGGGTTTGTCCTAACCTGTGTTGCATATCCTACTTCTGACTGTGTTATTGAAACAGAAAAAGAAGAAGAACTGTTCTGATTATGCCTAATAAGTTTTATCTTTTCTCTAAAAAATTATGCGGTCCATGCGCTCTAGTTGAAAAATACTTTAATAATATTAAAGTAGATACTAGCATGATTGAAAAAATTGATTTAGAAGATTTTAGTGATACTCCTATTCCACAGGAAAATCTAAATCTTGCTAAAAAATATGGTGTAACCGCAACACCTGTATTAGTTATTACTGACAGTGAAGGTAATAAACTTGTACAATATATTGGGGGTATGGGAATCACACAAAATATTAGATCTGCTGTAGAAACATATGCCCAACCCAAATCAACTGTATGAAGACATGCAAAAACTAAATGCTCTATATGAAGAACTCTGTTGGGAGCACGATGATGAACTAGTTTTCACTCACGAAAAAAGCAGAGTTATTATTTACAACAAACGATTGGAGGAAAAACAATGAAGTTTGGATTTACACCTGAGGCAGAGATCCTCAACGCTCGTGCTGCTATGATTGGATTCGTTGCAGCAGTTGGATCATATCTTACTACTGGACAAATCATTCCAGGAGTCTGGTGATGCTACTCCTGGTAACCATGATGCATGGTTCCAGTTCCAACAACTTAACATACTAAATAAACTTTAGTGAAAGGAGGGGATTAATCCTCTCTTTTGTTTTAATCTGACATGTTCTTTTTTACGTGTTATAGAGCTACCCTAAAGAGGTAGATGTAGAGTTCTATTATTTACATGCTAAACAAAATTCTTTCCCTCGCATTAATCAATGTTGTTCCAGCAGCTTGTGCTTATCCAAGTATTAATGAGATCAAAAATCCACCTGCTCTCACGATAGAACCTGTGGTTGGTTTGGTTGATACCGAGAAAGTGGTTGAAATCGAAGTAGTTGAAAAATCTTGGAAGTGTCCTGGATGTAATGACAATGAAAAGTATGTCCTTGAAAAACTCCAAGAGAAAACCCAAATCTCAGATCGTAATGCATTGGCAACGATCATGGGAAATATTAAATCAGAAAGTAACTTCATTCCCAATATTTGTGAGGGAGGTGCTAGAGTTCCTTACGATCGTTGCTATAGCGGTGGTTACGGACTCATTCAGTGGACCAGTCTAGGTCGCTATAATAACCTTAGTAAGTTCTGTAAGAAGTATGATTGCGACCCTAGCAGTTTGGAAGGACAGACACAATACATGATTAATGAGAGTGTTTTCCAACGGTATCTGCCCGAGTTCGAAGGTGGTGGTCAAACTGTTGCTCAGTACATGGTTCCTGCTTACTATTGGTTGGGATGGGGAATCAAAGGATACCGTGAGCAGTATGCTTACGATTATACTAAGAAGATGATTTATGCGTGATAAATAATGGTAAATGATTTATTCCTATGACTAAACTATTCTCCATTCTTTTGGCGGGGTTAGCAATAACATCCCCAACAGCATTAGCTAAAGAAAAAGGATTTGAAGCATTCAATACTATGGGTTCTATGGGTTGCATGATTTTACGAGAATGCACCGACAATGTTAGACAAATCCGAAGTATCGAAGATATTAAATCTGCTTATCCTGATTCTGATTATTCTGCTGTTGAGTATGAGTTTAACCAAATGCTTTTATCCCTTAATAAGATCGGAGTTATGGTTTTTCTAGGTGATCAAAAATATTTTCCTGTCGAAAATAGAGGTGTATATCATACAGTAAGTAATAACTTTTTTTTAAATGATGCTTTTATGCATCGTCAATCAACACTTATGTCGGTCATGCGTCATGAAGGTTGGCACTCCGCTCAAGATTGTATGGCAGGAACCATTGATAATAGTATGATTGCTATTATTAAACCAGAAGAAGACGTTCCTCCAATCTGGCGTGAGATTACAGAAAAGACTTATCCAAAATCTGCCGTGCCATGGGAAGCAGAAGCAATATGGGCAGGTAAAACTGAAGGCATGACCATGAAAGCATTAGAGTCATGTGCTAGGGGCACTATGTGGACAGATTATGAACCGACACCACTTACAGAAAAGTGGTTAAAAGAGAATGGTTTTATTAAATAAATAATCATGAAATCTTTACTAAGGTCTATGCTTCCTAAAAAAATAAAAGATGGGAATGATGATGATGAGTTTGATTGGAGAGAAGAAGGTATATCAAGTCTAGTTCGACTCATTGTTTTAGTATGGACTGGAGCGATACTGACACTTAACTATGTTTCTATTCCAGGTATTCCACAACAAAAAATTGATCCTACATTTATTGCCAGTGTCTTTACTGGAACTTTAGCTACTTTTGGGGTGACTCCATCCAAGTCTAATAGTAATAATAATGGTAATGGAAATACTAAACCAGTACAAACTCTTAAGAAAAAAGAAGAAGAGATTAGTAAGTGAACTTATTGCTTCGTCCTTTATCTGATATTAAAATCTGAGATCAATATTGATGTCTAAAAAAATAAAGTCACCTAAAGAACTATTTGAACAAAAGAGGCAGGATCTTTTAGATAGATTGAACAGCCAAAAAATAATGGAAGAAGAATCTCTTAAAAATAAAGAGATATCTAGGAGAGTATTGAGTCCAAGAATATTATTTGGTGACCAGGATATAGTTGAAGAACCCATACGAAAGGATGTAGTTGTAGAAGAGATACAGGAAGAAGATTTTGAGGAGAAGTTTAATCTTCTTCTCAGCGATGTAGATTACCTAAAAGAATGTATTGATTCTGATAAAAAATACGGTAAGGAAATAAAGTTCTTAAAAAGATCTATTGATAACTTTAAGAAAGAAATTGACGAAGAAGAAAAGTTTGATGCAACTTACATTTATAGAAATATTTGTGATTTAAAAGAGACTATTAAAAATATTAGAAATGAAATCCCAGAAGTTCCAGAACCTATTAGATATGATAATGATTTAAATGAACTTAGAAATGTTATTATAGAAGTAAAAAAATCTATTCCAGAAGTTCCAGAAGTAAAATATTATGATGATCAGATTGATGAGATATTAAATAGTATAGAGAGTGTTAGGGGTCAAGTAGAAAATCTACCTGAAGTGAAGTATTATGATTATCAACTAACTAAGATTGAAGAGAAGATTGAAGAAGTTAATAAATCTATTCCTATAGTACCTGAAGTAAGGTACTATGATGATGACATAACTTATCTTGAAGATAAAGTTGATTCTGTTAAAAAATCTATTCCTGTAGTGCCTGAGGTAAGATACTATGATAGTGAGATTGAACTTATTGAAAATCAGATAGAAACTCTAAAGAAAAACATTGACACTTTACCTGAAGTAAAGTACTATGATTCCGACATTAAGTCATTGCTAGAAAAGATTAGTCATCTTAAATCTTCTGTTTCAGATTTACCTGAACCCAAATACTATGACGATGAAATAAAATCTTTAGATCTCAAACTAAAAGAAATCAAAGAGTCCATTCCAAAACCTCAGATTATTCCTGAAGTAAAATATTATGATGATGAAATCGGGACATTGCAATCTGATGTTAATGATTTATTCAAAAAAGTTTCTTTGATTAAAATAACTGATGGAAAACAGATTGAAAAACTTCAAGAGGATTATCAAAAAAACAATCAAATATTAAATCAAAAGATTAAAAACTTAGAAGAAATCTTTGAGTACTTTAATAAGTCTCAAGAAGAAGCACTAAAAGAGGAACTTGCTGAACCTCCTGAAACAAACAATAGTGATCCATTAACTCCATTAAACCAAGAGTTTGTAACATTCAAGCAACTGCAAGATCATTACAGAACTTTTATCAATAGGATTCAACAACAAATATCTACAATAGGTGGTGGCGGTGAAACGCAACTAAAATATTTGGATGATATTGTTGGTATTTCATCTAATCCAGAAGAATATGATGGTAAATATTTGAAATATAATCATACTATTCGTAAGTTTGAGTTTAGCACTATTGTTGGAGAATCTGGTGAATTTAGTGGAACATTGACTGGTCTATTTGATGTTGATCAATCGACATTAGACGATGGTGATGTAATAGTGTACAATGCAGCACAAGAAAAATTTATATTTGTCTCTCCATCTAGTTTTGGTATCAATACAGATGCTAATCCAGATCCAAATATGGATGATTATGGAACTTATAACTAGATATAAATATATTAGACATTATTAAAAAGGATTTTTATCGATGGCAAATAGATTACAACTCAAAAGAGGTACGGGAGCTCCTGGAAGTATTTTTTATGAGGGTGAACCTGTATTAGACTTGACAGATAAATCACTATATGTTGGAGATAGTGATGCAAATGGAACTGGTGCTGGAACTTCTATTGCTAATGCTGAAACTTTCTTAGCAAGTCTTCAGATTCTTAATAGAGCAACTTCAGCAAGTGCTGGTGCCGTTGATCTCTATGAAGATTCTGATAATGGAACAAATAAAGTACGAATCATCGCCCCTGCAGCTCTTAGTGGAGATCTTACTCTTATTCTTCCTGGTGTTGATGGATCTGCATCTCAGGTTCTAGCAACAGACGGATCTGGTAATCTTTCATTCATTGATGCTGTTGCATCTTTGACTGTCGGTGCAGATAGTGGAACTGACGATTCAGTTTCTCTTCTGTCAGATGTTCTCACATTTACTGGTGGTGAAGGTATTGATACCACAGTAACTAATAACATTATTACTATTGCTGGTGAAGATGCATCAGATACCAATAAAGGTATTGCATCTTTCTCCGACACTACTGATTTCAGTGTATCATCAGGTGATGTATCTCTTGCAGATACAGTTGTTAAAACTGTAACCACTGACAGCGGTGCTCTGACTCCCTCTACACATGGATTCAGTGTTCTGGGTGGTGAGGGCATGGATGTTACCCACACTGGAACAACTATTACTGTTGCTGGTGAAGACGCTACTGATGCAAATAAAGGTATTGCATCATTTGATTCTGGTGACTTTGGTGTAACTTCTGGTGCAGTAACACTTGTAGATACAGTTGTTAAAACAGTAACTACAGATAGTGGTGCTCTTACTCCTTCTTCCCATGGACTTAGCATCCTTGGCGGTGAAGGTATGGATGTTACACATACTGGTACTACCGTAACTGTTGCTGGTGAAGATGCTACCGATGCAAATAAAGGTATTGCATCTTTTGATAGTGGTGACTTCTCTGTTTCTTCTGGTAACGTAACTCTTGCAGATAGCGCAAGCGGTGCTGTACTTGCAATCAATGGAACTGCTAATGAAGTAAATGTATCCAGATCAAATGGAACCGTAACTGTTGGTCTTCCCGATGACGTTACTGTTGCTGGTACTCTAACGGTTACTGGTAATCTACAAGTTGTTGGAACTGCGGTAACTTTCTCAACAGAGACTGTTAAAGTCGAAGATAGACTACTAGAACTTGGTCTTGTTGATGGTGCAGCTCCTTCTTCAGCAACAACTTGGGATACTGGTGTTGCATTTAACTATCATGCAACTACTGCTAAGAAGTCTGCATTAATCTGGTTAAATAATCAGTTCATGGTTGCTGCTTCAGAAATCTCTGAGTCTGCAGATACTGGAACTGCTGATCCTCAGATTTCTGTCACAGCATACGCACCATTAGCATCTGATAGTCTATACATTGGAGGTATTACCGCTGGAGATGAGGTAATAAATAGCAATAAAGAAGCAGTGAATCTTATTTTTGATGGAGGAACTTATAGCTGATGAACTTTGAAGTTGAGTACACTGATATCATTAAAGCATATCAGGCGAGAACTACTGATTTTTTAAATCAACTGATTACCGTAGAGGCAAAACTACATGCCTCTACGGCTTATATTAATAAACTAGAGCAATCTATTAAAAATTTAGAAGTAGAGAATCAAAAATTATGCAATCAAAAGCAAACTACTAAAAAAGCAAAGCAGGAAATAAAACAGGAAACGGTAATAGATTATAACTGAAAATATATTATTATTAACAATGGCAAATATTTTTAAACCAAAACGATCTTCCGTATCTTCATCTGTACCAACGGTGAGTAATCTTGCAGATGGTGAAATAGCAGTCAACAGCGCAGATAAGATTATCTATCTTAGAGAAGGTGCAAGTATTATTCCTGTAGGAAAGGGTTCCGATACTGTTACCTTCTCTGCAGTTCCTACCTCATCTGCTGATACAGGAACTATAGGACAAGTAGCAAAGGACTCAACATATCTATATGTTTGTGTAGCGACTGATACATGGGAGAGGATTTTTTGGCACCATGCATCTTGGTAAACCAAAAAGGTGGGTTGACAAGCAGGGAAAACCGTTGTATGATAAATACATTGGCAAGTTAAGGAACCAACACATTTCTTTACTGTTCGTAACACCCCTCAAACCGAGACCTATAGGGTGTATAAAAACGTCTTTAATACCTGCCTCTGAGGGTGAGACAGGAATATTTTACCAGTGTTTCCCTGCACTTTTATCTAACCCTTTTCAAAACAATGGATACAACTCTTTCAAGACAACAAACCTCTCCGTGGAATGATTTCTGTGAGTGGGTGACATCAACTAACAATCGTTTATATGTTGGTTGGTTTGGTGTACTGATGATCCCAACACTGTTAGCAGCAACTGCCTGCTTCATCGTTGCATTCGTCGCAGCACCACCCGTCGATATTGACGGCATCCGTGAACCCGTCGCTGGTTCACTCATGTATGGAAACAACATCATTTCAGGGGCAGTTGTCCCATCCTCCAACGCAATTGGTCTTCACTTCTATCCCATTTGGGAAGCAGCATCACTCGATGAGTGGTTGTATAACGGTGGTCCTTTCCAACTGGTCGTCTTTCACTTCCTTATCGGCATCTATGCATATATGGGACGTGAGTGGGAACTTTCTTATCGTTTAGGTATGCGTCCATGGATCTGTGTTGCCTACTCGGCACCAGTCGCTGCTGCGAGTGCAGTCTTCCTAGTCTATCCTTTCGGTCAAGGTTCTTTCTCCGACGCTATGCCACTTGGCATCTCTGGTACGTTCAACTACATGCTTGTATTCCAGGCAGAACACAACATCCTGATGCATCCCTTCCACATGTTGGGTGTCGCAGGTGTCTTCGGTGGTTCACTGTTCAGTGCAATGCACGGTTCTTTGGTTACATCTTCACTCGTCCGTGAGACGACTGAAACCGAATCCCAGAACTATGGTTACAAGTTCGGACAAGAAGAAGAGACCTATAACATCGTTGCTGCCCACGGGTACTTCGGTCGTCTGATCTTCCAATACGCTTCATTCAACAACTCACGTTCACTGCACTTCTTCCTCGCAGCATGGCCTGTAGTTGGAATCTGGTTCACCGCACTGGGCGTAAGC